ATCGCTTGGGATACTTACAAGAGTATTATTCCCGAACGTTGGATAAGAAAGAAAAACGAATCAAACCTTAGAATAGATTTAATTAACGGATCTTGCATCTACCTTAAGGGTTCTGAAGATCCAGATGCTTTGCGCGGTCCTGCATTAAGTGGAGTAAATTTAGACGAATGCGCTTTTCAGACGGAATATACATGGAGATCAGTTATCCGTCCTGCACTTTCTGACCGCAACGGCTGGGCGCTCTTTACTACCACTCCATCGCCTGAAGGCACCGCAGGTTGGTTCTACGAAACAATCTTGCTTCTACAGAATGCTGACATGGCCGATCCTGGCCTGGAGAGGCTTGACCCTAAGCAATGGTCATTATATGAGTACACATCCTTGCAAGGCGGCAACATTCCAGCATCCGAGATTGCAGAAGCCAGAAGAACGCTAGCGCCTGAAGTGTTCGAGCGCGAGTACGAAGCGAAGATACTATCAAATACGGGTCTTGTGGTGTCATGTTTCTCGATGGATAATATCGACTCAACGATTGAAGACGATCCAAGGTTGCCGCTATATGTTGGAATGGACTTTAACAACGATCCGCTTACTGCTATTTGCGCAAACATTATTAAGGTAAACGGCAGAGTAACGGAACTGCGAATCTTTAATGAGCTAAACCTAAAGGGTGCTACCACTTGGGACATGGCAGGGGTGTTAATTGATCTGTATGGCGGCGACTGCTGGAAAAATGAGGATGGTTATGGATTTGCCGAAACTCGCCGCCGTATTATTGCCTGTCCTGATCCAACCGGCAAAAGGAAGCAAACGTCTGGTATTGGCGTCAGCGATCATCAGATCCTAAGAAAAGCCGGAATTACTGTTTTTGCCCCTGAAGCGCCCTATAACACCGCTGACAAGATTCGATCTGTGAACGCAGCATTGCGCACGGCAGACGGGGAAGTGCATGCTAAGATTCATCCGCGTTGCCGGGAGCTAATAAAGTCGTTTCGTACGCTTGGTTACGCTGAAGGAACAAGAATGCCAAACAAGAAACTTGGCGTCGATCATGCTTTCGACGCCTTTGGGTATCTGTGTTTAGGTAAATTTAACCTTGCGAAAGGCGAATCGGGTACTGTCACCACTCACCAGATATACTGATTCTCTATATTTTGCTTTTTTCTGCAGATTCTGCTGGTGGTAGTCGAGCAACTGGTTCCCGCCTCGGCCAGGAAAACCGCCAGCCTTCGACTTCTTGCTCAGGCGGTTGTATCGTATGCCATAACTTCTTGCAGCATTCACAACGCCGCCGCCTTACCCGGCTGCCGCATACCATGTAGCGCGTTTCGACAACGATTACGTTAACCGAGCCGCAGCCAGGATCGGGGCACTTAATTCTGTTGCTGCGACTTCCCATTAGTGCCACTCAGCATCGGGGCCAGCGCAGTAGCCTTTAGAGTGAAAAAGATTTTGAAGTTCGCCTACAAACGAGTCCAAGTCTTTTTCGAGTCCATGGTTATCGCAATAAAGTTCAGCGTCGTAGATGGTCAGTTCCATCGAATCCTTGCTTTCCAGGGGCTTGCGCTGCCGTGCGTCAACCCAAATAACGCAATCAAATAATCTAGCTTTGCGGCAAGCATTAAACTCGTCCCGCTTTCGCATCCCAACGTACATATCGTAACCACGCTCAAGCATGGTTCGAGCCGTTCGTGTTTTGTCGGGAGTATTGTAAGCGGAGATTAAATCTGCCCATGTTTTTCGATGATTAACTCTATCCGCAAACATTTCCTCAAAAGTATGGTAGCGCTGGCGACCCCAAGTGGGCCAAATACATTCTTGTCCGACAAAAACTGAAGAAGAGGTAAACGCCAGGTCCATTCTGTCGCGGATTTTTTTAGCAAGGGTATCCTTGCCGTGACGAGCATGGCCGATAATAAGCAATTTAGGCTTGCGGCGTGAAGGATTCATAACTTTAACCCTTTGATGCGGTGACGGTTGCATCGTTATTATACCTGCCGGTGACGGCGTAAGAGCGCCTAGGTTCGGAATCCATCGTAGAAAACTTCATCTGCCCAATTTTCATACCTGGATAAATGCCTATCGGCCAAAGTTGGCGAACATTTTTAAGCTCAAGTGTCAAGCGCGAGCCGTGCCAGCCGGGATCGCAAAAACCGGCCATCAAATGCTGTAATCCACTTCTTGCGCGAGAAGATTTAAGGATAAATTGGCCTTCTAAGTCGTTGGGAATGTTGAAAAACTCTTCAGTTTCAGCCAAGAAAAACTGTCCTGGCACTATGAGATAAGGATTTTTCTCTGTGTATTTAGCGATTGAAACTAGCACCATCTCTGGGCTTTCCACTGATTCGATCATAATGTTGCTGCCCAAGCGCAGGTCAAGCGACGCTGGGTTAAGCAATGCAGGATCATACGGAGTGACCATGCCAGCCATGCAGCGTTCGTGGATCTGCCAGTCAGCGAGAGTGCCCATGATGCGTTGATTGTTGCAGCGTCATTCTATCACGTTGCTTGCCGGCAAGGGATGAGGTATGATTGAGCCATGGAACGCCCCCGCGAGTTTACGATGGTCCGGCACAACGGCGAGATTGGCTGGAAGCTGCCATATTCCTACAAACTGTTACCATCTTCTGCAACGGCTGGCGTTGTTGTCGTTGATCCGGCAGGAGTGACACATCTTGTTGCCCGCAAGACGCTGACGCTGCGATGATTGTGCTATGATTGATGAGTGATCAACAGCGAGTTATCGTGACCGCAACTTCGCCCAGGTTCCCTAACCCTCTCGATATCAAGTGGCAGTCTCAAAACGATAACGCCAGCGGCACTGGTTATCGAGAGTGTTTCAGCTCTAGCTGCGCTATGCTGGCCATGTTTTACGGCAAGGTTGCCAACGATGATGTCTATAACAGTATTCGGCAAAGGTATGGGGACACCACCGATGCTGAAGCTCAACTTAGAGCCTTGCGCTCGCTAGGGCTGGACGCTAATTTTAGAACTGACGGAAATCCCAAGACTATTGAAGCTGAAATTAACGCTGGCCGACCTGTTGCCGTGGGCTGGCTGCATCAAGGCAACGTTAGCAACCCTGTTGGCGGCGGCCACTGGAGCGTGATTGTTGGCTACACTTCTACTCATTGGATTCAGAACGACCCTAACGGCGAAGCCAGGTTGATTCAGGGTGGTTATACTGCTAATTACAACGGCTACCGTCAAAACTACAGCCGCAAAAACTGGAACTCTCGCTGGATGGTTGGTGGCACTGGTGGATGGATGCTTACTTGCAGGCCATAAACGCAACTCCTACCCCGGTTGCTTGTACGCCAACTTATACGCTAGTTTGTACGCTGGCGTATTTTTGTATGTGGGTATATTGTTTTGGGAGAATGTTGGGGCGGGATATTATATTGGGAGAATACTGGTGCGAGATGGGAGAGGTATGGGCACCCCCTCCCCGCTATGCGAAAACCGCAACCCTGCCCCCCGGTAAGCATAACAAACCGGGGAAGGATTGGAGAGTGATAGTGCTAGTTATACTCAATCAATTCTGTTTGTGTTGTAATAGGAAACTGTTTAGCCTTGAACTTGTCAGCTAAAGAACTAAGAAACGACATAGCGATAGTGCCGGTAACTAAATAAGCGCAGAATCCAATAAACAAGGAAGAGCGTGCCATGAGCGATTGGGGAGTGATAGGCTATGCCTTAGGAGTGCACAAGTTATTAAGCATATCATAAAAGCTGGAAGAACGATAAGCATAGACATAATCTAGTATTCTCTGCAGCATTACATAGGCGTTGTTCATTGCAATCTCAGCATCAATATAGATACCCGAACTGTAATGATTGTTCATGCAAGTTATCCAATTAGAATTGAACTTATCCTGATGGATAAGTGTCTGGGTTATTAGTTGTTCTTCTGTTAGAAAAGCTAGGTCACAAGGACCAGAGTTGCAAGGGTCCGAGCTTTTGACGGTTTGGCCTGTAGCGTGCTGAGCTTGCATACTTGCTGTGGGTTGTTTGCCTGTCTATTCTAGGGTCAGATGCTACGCTCGCAGTCT